TTGGATGGAGCACGAATTATATTATGGACGTTATGCAATGATAACATCGAATCAGACCGCGATCGATATCTTCAGCCGTGGTCAGGAGTTCAGGCAGCTGATCAAGTGTGTGTTAGATGGAGAAGTTCCTTGTCAAAAAGGACAGACGTTCAGGATCGCGGGGCAGTATGATACGTATGTGATCCTGACAGATCCGCGCTATCGTTTCCGGTTGGGCACTGATACAATCGAACACACAGAATTCTTCGCGGGAGTCAACTATGATGCTCCGCGGGTGGTCTGATGGTAACCGAAATCGGTGATAGATGGGCGAAAGCAATCAAGAAATCGTTTATCATCTGGGTCAAAAATGCAAACATAGATGATTCTCCTCCGTTCATCAGACAGCACTTTGATCCATCGATTTTCATAGAAAGATCGTTCAAAGACGCATATCTCTACCAGAACAAACGGTTGAAAAAGATCGCAACGGTAGAGTTCGCATACGATCTCATAAGTCCGGAAGCGCTGCGCTGGTTGGAACTCTACGCAGGCACGCGTGTTCAGTACATCACATCGCAGACGATGTCGCTGATCCGCGAAGTCACCACGCAGGGCATCTTGAAAGGTCTGACGATGCGCGAACAAGCGATGCTGATCAGAAATTACATCGGACTGCTGCCACAGCACATGAACGCGCTGGAGCGCTACAAACAGAAATTGATGGATAAGGGGATCGACGTCGAAGACGTCTCTGAGTTGATAAACAAGCGCAAAAACAAGTTGCTAATGTGGAGAGCAGAGACGATCGCGCTGACTGAAGGACATACCGCTGCAAATGAAGGTCTCAGGAAGGCAAACGAGGACGCCGTCATTCGCGGAGTCATAGATCCTGCGAAATATAAACGGCAGTGGCTGGTGACACCTGATGAAAGGTTATGCCCGTACTGTATGAACATGAGCAAAACGCAGGCTGATTTACCAAATGGGGCGTTCCCGGATGGATCGCGCGGCCCACCAAAACATCCACGGTGCAGATGTACTGAAATCCTGGTGAAAGTATGACGAAAGTTAAAGTCGAATGGAAAAGGCAGTGGGGCGAGGCCACACAGCGCAAGGCCCTTGACGGTATGGAGGAGTGGGCACGTGTTCTGTGGCTTTCGCAGGCGAAATCCGATTGCCCAGTTGACAAAGGCACGATGCGGAATTCGCTAACCGTGGAGCGATCTGACGCGGAGAAGTGTATATACTGCGGCGGTGGAGGAGCCGCAAAGAAGTACATCAAACGTCAGGAACTTGATAGATCTCTGCAGCACAAAGTGGGCAAAGCCGGTTTCATTCGGGATAGCGTGCTCATGCACTTAAATAAACTTCCGAGTTATATTAAAAACAAAGTCGGTGGATAAGTATGTTACTCATGGAAAATGTGGCGGAAGTGCTGAGCAGTTTTTCTCAACGATACACCATACGCACATATACTCCTGATCCAACTTCAGACAAACAGATCCTCATCATAAAGGGAGGAGGAAGACAGATCAAGGGGCTCGATGGCAGCGTGCAGTACACGACGATGCAGATCCAGGTCTTACACAAAGACAAACGCACCGCTGAAATATCCATGGAGAACATCATAAATGTGTTAGATGGCAACACGTCCATAAAGGGCGTGGAAGTCTGCCACTGGTTAGGCGATACGAATTATTGGACGACTGATAACGGTATGCACTGTTTTGCGTCCGAATTCGTATTGATTTATGGAAGGTAATGTTAATAAAATTAAGAGGTGAATAAAATGGTAACACCAACCGCAGCATATAAGGGAGCTCTTTATATCGGTCCGACCGAGATAAAGGGCGTAACAAATGTGAGGCTAACAGACAAGGATAACACGGTGGACGTAACCGCGCTCGATGATACAGCGCGCATAAAGTTCCCCACGATCCAGGACTGGTCGCTGTCGTTTGATCTCGTGGCAGTCGACCGGACTGATAGCGGGCAGCTCGCGCTGTTCAATGCGAAAGCAAATCAGACAAAGTCAACGTTTAAGTTGACACTTGATGCATCCGGTACACACTACTACAGTGGCGACGGGTATGTCGAGTCGATTGATATATCTGCGAGCGCTGATGATGTGATCAAGGCGTCTGTGAGCGTAGTCCCCGCTGGATCGCTAACGTACATATGAGCTCACTGAGCTCATTTTATTTTTTGGAGTGATATAAATGGTCACGCCTATCACTGGTGTGGATGTTGTCATAAAGTACACAGAACTCACATCAACATCGATGACAAATGAGCAGATGAGCGTAGTTAATGACGAGTTCCCGGGCGTAACGAACTACACGGTGTACAGGATCACAAACAGCCTGAAGAGGTATCTGGACGATTCAGTCGTCCCAACATTTCAAAAATCGTTAAACGGTACGGACTGGACTACCATACCGTCATCAGACATCGAAGAGATCCAGTATCCTGGAGGCCGACTGGTATTGAAATCTCCGCTGAACGCGGATTATTATGTGAAGTGTTCGTCTGGGAAATATTTCAGCACGCTGAAGGATATCATATACGCTAAGGCGATCAAGGTCTCGTGGAAGAACGATACATCTGATGTTACGGTGTTCACAAACAACGCCCGTGTAAAGTATCCGGTGCTCGATGACTGGAGCGCGACGATAGACACCTTCGTGGCGATGGACGAGCTGGGAGACTTTCCACAGTTAGACAACTTGAAAGCGCTGCGCGGCCAGAAGGTAGTTGTCGTATTTTACTTAGACGAATCAAACGACTTCAGGCTCGAGGGGTATGGATATCTCGAAGGCGCCGATATCAATATGTCGCCAGGTGATGTAATCCAGCAACCGATATCGATCGTGGGTAGTGGTAAGCTTTATATGCGATTAGTGTGAATTTTATTACGGTGATAAAATGTTCGTACCGATAATGATCGGAGAGCTTCAGTACAGAATACGATTCCCGACCAGAGTACAGATCGACATTGAAAAGAACGCAGGAGAATTTTTATTCGGTAATAAAGATCTCAAGGTAACGGTCTTTGATCTCCTGACGCATATCGGATCCACGTTTGTACAGTCGTATTTGTTATGGAAGGGATTAACGTGGGAACATCCGGAGATGACGTTTGAGGAGGCATGTGCGCTCAGGGACGCTTATATCTCCGCGGGCGAGCTCGACAGCGGCGAAAAGCTTACGAAGTTGACTGAAGCGCTCAGTGAGGCTATTCTGATCTCGTATGGAATCGACCCAAAAAAGATGAAGGAGTCCAGGACGAAGACGGGCAACCGTGGGACTGGACAGTAGCGTATGAAATCAGTATTGGTCAGCTTAATTTATCTCCTTCTGAATTTTTTGAGCTCACACCTCATGAGATCAATCTGAAGATTAAAACACATCAGACAAATATTGAAAATTCTTATGTAAGGTTGCATGCGTTAGGTATGTTGGTGTCGCTGGGTGTGAATTCTCCGAAAGACTATCCGAAGCTTGATAAATTTTTACCGAAGTCAAGCACTGTTAAGAAAATTTCCGAAGGACAAAAGGCGTACCTGAAGGATCGGGCAGCAATGCGAACAAAATCAAATAAAGAGGGTGATTAAAATACCAGGCGAGCAGGTCGCGGCTGCATATGCCAAGCTGTCATTAGACGCGGCGGAATTTCTCAGTGGTCTAAATTCCGCGGAATCCAGATTCAAATCTTTTGCCAGTAATGTCGAGAGTACAGGATCGAAGTTAGGCGCAGTGCTTTCTACGCTCGGAAAGGGGATGGTCGCGGGGATAGCTGCAGCGGGCACCGCTACACTTGGCAGTGTCAAAGCGTTTGCAGATTTTGAAAAGGGTCTCGCAAGTGTATCAAAAACCACTGGCATGACGGGAAAGGATCTCGAAGCACTGGGAGAATCCTTAAGAGATTTAGCCCGACAGGGTCCCGTCACCGTCACCGAGCTGGAAAAAATCGCAGCGACAGCGGGTTCGCTTGGTATCGGCGCACAGAAGATGGCGGCTGGAGACATAGCTGGAGCGCGTGCTGAGATCATGGACTTTACGAAGACGATCTCGGACATGGCTGTCGCGTTTGATATGACTGCGGACGCTGTCGCTCCAATGGTCGCATCGATCGCAAACGTCTATAAATTACCAACAAATGAGCTGGCGTTGTTTGGCAGTCAGGTGAACGCTCTTGAAAACTCGATGAACGCAACTGCTCCACAGATCCTGGAGTTCGTCAATGCGTTCGGCGGCACTGCTGCGATGTTTGGAGAAAGTGCGGTGAAGACGGCTGCGTTCGGCGCTGTGTTGAATTCGCTTGGCATAAACGGAGCGGAAGCGGCAACTCAGATACGCTCCGGTCTGCTGCAACTGTTACAGTCATATGAAGTCAGCGAGAGCGCCGTTAAAAAGTACGCAAAGGAACATAATGTCTCAATGGAGCAGGCAGCCGAAGCGCTCAAAATCAATCAGAAAAATGTAGAGAAGTTAGCTCAGGTCATGGGCGTCTCCGCTGATGAAATTCGTGATCGACTGAATAAAGATCTGTATGGATCACTTGTCTGGATTGGATCAAAGCTGAAGGACATTCAGGGGGATACTGAAGCTGCCGCGATCGTTTCTCAGATATTCGGCACGTATGGTTATCAGGCGATGATGAAAATCGGTGAAGGCGCCGAACAATACGATTTCGCGCTGAAGCAGATCCAGGTCGACTCAAAGGGACTTGAGCGAGAGGCTTCGGTCATGGCGAACACCATCAGCGGACAGTGGGCACGTCTCAAAAATAATGTGAGAGATGTTGCAATTGAGATCGGCAAAACTGCGTCGGGTCCCGTTCGCGATTTTCTGGCGCTTATAAACGATCAGGCGATTCCAGCCGTCAAGGATTTTTTCAAAGCGCTTGCGTCGGGAGACTGGAATAAAGTATTCGATATGATAAAATCAACGGCATCGACCGCGTTCGAAGAAGTCAAGCGCATTGCCACTACCGTGATCGACACCATAAAGAATACGGATTGGGACGCGATCTGGAGCGGTCTGAAATCGACTGCGGCGACAGCGTGGGATGGTGTAAAATCGCTGGCGACTGATGCGATAAATGCACTGCGCAATGTTGATTGGAGCGCAGTTTGGAGCAGTTTAAAGTCGACTGCACAGTCCGCATGGGACGGTGTAAAATCAATCGCGATGACCACAATCGATACACTGAGTAACGTTGACTGGGGGAAGCTATGGAGCACTTTAAAGTCGAGCGCGGTAACCGCCTGGGAAGGCGTGAAGTCCACTGCGCAGACCGTAATCGATACACTGTCTCAAATTGACTGGAGTAAAATTTTCAGCACTTTGAAGACAGCGGCAACGACCGCGTTCAACGAAGTCGTTCAGATCGGATCGGGTATATGGTCTGAAATATCTAAGACAGTTAACAGCGTGAACTGGTCTGACATTGGTAAGAAGATTGGCGGTCTCGTCAAGAAGGGATTTGAAGAGGTAGCGAAGCTGAACGATTCTCTGCAGAATGATTTAAATCAGGCAATACAGCAGGGCAAGTTCGAGGACATGGGCGCCAATCTTGGCAAAGCGCTCAGAGGTGGACTGGAGAAGATTTTATCTCTGAAAGGGGAAGGCGGCGGACTTTTTGGAATGATTAAAGGAGTTCTGGGGGAAGCCGCGCAGTGGTTTAATTTGGGATACAACGCCGCGGTAGACTTTCTTAGAGGGTTCGTATCTCAGATAGCACTTCCAATATATGATTCGATTGTTACGCCCGTCATTAACGCTATCAAATCTGTGTTATCATATTTAGGAGGACTGCCTGTTGTTGGTGGGTACTTTGAAGAAGCGGCATCAAGAGCAGAGGAGTACCGTGATCAGGGCAGAGAAAATATAAAATCGTGGTCAGAAGAAGTCGCGAAATCTGGACGATATAGTGGTGCTACCCCCACGCTCCCAACATATACCAGCAGTTATGTTACGCCCGCTAGCAGTTATGTTACGCCCGCTAGCAGTTAT